ACCTGGTCTTTAAGACTACGTGCGTGGACAGAGGAAGACCACTACGTGAAAGCACTTTTTTCTTCGCAAGAATAGCACTTTCCCCTCCACTGGATAAGAGGAATACGCGCGATAAGGCGAAGGGCTTGCGCAATGGCCTCAAATCTTTCACCCATAAAGAAGCACCCGAGCTCACCTCACAAGCTCACCCCTTGAAGCTCTTAGGTTATCTAAAAATTTGTCTTAACTTTGCTGTGTCTTACGAGTATACCCGAGGGCATTATGCTGGTGAAGCGCACCAGTCTGGACCCAGGGTAGTAAGGGAAGCCGGTGTAAATCCGGCGCAGTACCCGCTACTGTAAGTCACTCCCTATCTGCAGCTCCCCATGGGGATGATAGATAGGCTCCTCCTATGACGGAAGGACCAACGAGCTCTTCACCGAGCGTCTTGGCAGACCTTCGCCACTGAGTACAAAGCTACTTGGGAAGGATCGTAGGAATGAGAAGTCAGGGTGATAAGCCAGGAGACCTGCTCATGAGATCCAATGTGTCAATCTCGGGAATAAGATTGGGAAGACATTGCCATGAGACGCTCCTCCTGATGGTAGCTCTCTCCGATGTGTGCACCTTCTCCTACCCACCCGACGGACCGTCCGTCAGCGCTGGTAGTGAAGGAAGTCTTTCTGCCCCGCTCTCCGAGACGCGCAGTGGCTTCCAGATATTGAAATGTGTCGTGCGTATCACTTCGCCCGCAAGGACGAAGCCGGAGAGAAGGTCACCTCATCAGAATATCCCCCGATAATCTTTTGAACATCCTGCAGCTGTGTGCTCCCTATCGGGTCGTACACAAGCCCGCTTGTGACAAGTAGGACAAGGCTCTACTCTGTCTGGGATCTCTATGGGTCTGGTACTCGCAGGGGTCTTTCTTCATGTTCCTCCAACCTATCCAAAACCGCCCCTGCCCCCCATAGGTCCAGCCAGGGATACCTCGCTGGCTGCACCACCTCGATCCATACGCCGACCATGTTAGGTGCACGGCTCGGTCTAAGGCTCGTCACAGCTCTCCTCGGGGAGATGTGGCCTCAGCTTTGGCCGTCGCCGGCCCCAATATCTTGCTTGCCCCCGTACGTCTACTCTACCGAAAGAGCTGAGAGCAAGAGCAGTCATGCATACTACTTAAAGGTCTATGCAAGGTATCACTACCCGTAGTCCCATCCGAATACCATGGAGTCCTTACTCCTCATCCCTTCCGCACCCTCATCTCAGCATCCGCTTCACGACGGAGGCTACTCGCTATGCGCTCTGCAATTGCTTATCTACCGATTTTACGTTACTTTTGCAGCCGAATGCGTACGCCTATGGTGTGCGTTACATGGTCGCCCAGATGGTGGAATGGTAGACACGAGGGACTTAAAATCCCTTGACCAATAGGTTGTGTGGGTTCGAGTCCCACTCTGGGTACAATAAATGGATATACCCCTCTGTAAATCAACAACTTACGGAGGGGTATTTTCTTACAGCGGACGTTTTAGCGGACGCTTTTGCGGGCTACCTGCCCCAAAAGGGCAAAAAAAGGAAGCCCCGAGAGGTTACACCCTCGAGGCCTCCGAACACACACAAACACCACTCTGGGAGGTCACGGCCTCCCCTTTTTCTTTTTAAGCGTTATTCCCAGCTGGTCGGCGTTGTCTCGCAACCAAAACGCAGGCTTCCCGCGTTCAAAGGATGCAGAGATGCGGTCGCCGTTATCGGCAACCCAGTCAGACAGCCCAGCGGGGACGCTCTCCACCAGCGGGGTCGCCTCGGGGTCGTCGGGGTCATCCGCTAGTATAGTCGTTGTGTAACATCTGCATTGAGGATGCCACCCTGTAAACTTAAAGTCTTTAGGATAGTCTCCTGCGAAGTCATCGCAGATGCAGTGAAACGGCTTGCCGTTGAGCGTGTGGTTCTCGGATAGATGCACACGCACTCCTCGGACAAAGTCGAACGCTTGCACACGCTGGTAGTCCGCAGTGCGGTAGGCGATATTCGTCTCGGTGGCAGTCAGTCGCAGTGCGTTCTTGTAACTGCTTCGATACACACCATGTCCAGGATGATAGGCGGCCGCCGATTGAGATAAGCGCAGTTGTCCGTGAGCATCACGCACCCTGCGAAATAGCCTCTCGGGCTCTCGGAGGTACGCACGCAGGTCACGACTTAGAGCTGCGCTATCCTTCCCCTGCCTTAGCCCTAAGTCCAGAGCCAGCTCCATCTCCGACTTAGCCTGCATAGAAGTACGCCACACACGCCCCGACAAGTCCATACCGCCCTCCTTTCGTGCGAGGAACGCCGCTAGAGCCTTCTCCCTCCGTGTGGCGGTCACACTCCCACGGATAGCCAGCTCGAGGGCGTCATTCTTTGCGTCCGCTCTCCCCCACGCATAAGATACAGCACTAGTCACCTCAGAGAGCATGCGCCTAGACAGAGTGCGAACCAGCACATCTGCACGCTTCTTCGTGAGAGGATAGTCGTCAAATAGAAACGCCCGCTCTTGGTCAAAGTCCACAAGCGTAGCGATTAGTGATGCTTCGTGAAGTGCCTCCTCAAAGATTGCGAGGATGCGACCCTGCGCAACGCCTATTCGCTCGGCTATCTCCTTGGCGTAGGCTCGAGCATCTGGGAGGTTAGACTTCTTCGCCATTAGTATCTATACTGCTGGAATGTTACACGGCTTGCCACTATGTCGTTCGGGGCGTAGTCCGTGACCTCCATAGACTGGTAGCGGAGGTAGTAATCTTTCCCTGCTATCCTCCACTGCCCCTCTGTACGCTGGCGGAGTGCCTTGCAAAAATCAAGATGAGAGCGGACGCAATTTACGCCACGCACCCAGACCTCCATAGTTATATTGCGCTCCTTCTTCCCAGCACCCAGCGTAGTAGTAGATGCGTCCTCCGCCTTACTTGACGCCTCTAACGCCACTTTGCGCTCTGGCTCAGAACGGAGCGTTGTCATATCTGGGGCAACCTTGACGCCAAGGCGTGTACGCAGGTCTTCGGGGGTGAATACCCCCTGCACGACTACTGGCATCCCAAACAGAGGGAGCATCGAGGGGGTGAGCGTTATTCGCTGCCATCCGTTGAACGGCTCGTGAGGGGTTGCGTGTGAGATAGTCGAAGCCAGCGTAGTCCCCAGCAGGTCGAAGTTGCATGTGTCCCCTGCATTGAAGAGCTGGGTGGTCTTGATATCTACCACCACCGACAGCGGCTCTAGGTAGATAGGCTCTCTAAGGTCATAATCTATGCCGTCACTCTCCGCCCAGTCACCAGATATGCGCGGGGCTTTCGCCTTGGGCATCTGCAGAAAAGCCTCTGGGCTTGCCACCTGTACTGTAAGGCGTACGCCTGCTTGTGTAGTGAGCGTTGTTGTCATAAGATGATAGCGGTATCTAAGGTCTGCACCTGCACATCGCAAGAGCTATCAGCGTGGATAGCCACAACGGAGTTGCCTCGTGCGATGACATTTGCATGCACCCCGTGCATCAGAAGAAGAGATGTTGCGCCCTCCTCTGCCCCATTCGCATATATAGTCACATCACCTGCCCCAGCAACGAGGTAAGCACCACCGCTAACGGAGAGGACGGGCGTGGCGACGTCTGAGAGGAGCGTCACTGGCAGGCCTGCGAGGTCGTCACTATGCTCCTCGAGGAGCTCCATAGATGGGAAGCCCGTGGCGAGTGCATGCTCAATACCCCGAGGGTGCAGAAGGTAGTCGATGAGTTCCGCAGGCGTGTATTCCACGCCCTCGGTGAGTAGGCAAGATGGGCGCTTCACGCTCACCGCCTTGTATATCTGTTGGCTTAGCGTCATCATTCAGCAATCTTGAAGTATAGGCGTGCGCTCACAAGGGATTCTGCACGCTCGGGACTTGGCGTGGTAGACACGCCCTCAGCCAATCGGAAGAGAATATCACCAGTGCTTGACGCACGAAGGGAGGTTGCCCAGTTCGTCAGCAGGCGTTCCAGCTCTGCACATCTCTTTAGGTTGGTTCTGCGGACGGCTGATGCGCCCTCCATAAAGTCGGGAACGTAGATAGTGACACGAGCAAAGCCACTCTGTCGCTGATCTGCCGTAAGGGCGGTAACAGACACTACTGCGTCTTCATCGTTGCTATCTCTCGTCCTTGTTCCCTGTCGTCTCACGCTCCCACTGATAGCATCGGAGAGCGGTGTATCTCGCAGCTGTTCGATGACAGCCGTCTGGACATCCGTTGAGGTGTACATTGTGTTGTGTGGTTGTGGCTACTTGCGTTGCCATTTGAGGTTTAACTTGTCGAGCATCTTAGGCACTTCGACACGTGCGAGGGCTTCTGCGCTGTCGATAACATTGTAGCCCCTCGCTGCTACATAGTGAGCGTAGTGCATACCAGCCACCACCACCAGCACATAGCCAGTCGGTGGAGCTTCTGCTATTGCCTTGGATAGGCTACTCTCTCCAGCGGAGCGCCCCGCAGGCTTATCACCCTGCACGGACGTCTCACTTACAGGCACCCCATTGTACAGGACGACATAGCCAATCGAAGAGCGCAGGTTACCCGTGCGGTCGGTGTAGCTGTTAGTCCTATTGTCTCGTGCTTCATTCACGCACTTCTCCCCTAGGTATATGAGATTGCGTACGAGCTGCGCACGCCTCTTGGCTATCTTCTCCTCGATAGCTTGGGCGACTGCCGACAACGGAGCGGTGGTGGTTATAGGCATCGTGGAGTAGCCAAAAACAAGACCTTGCGCACCGCCTTTAGTGGTCGGGCTTCCTTGACGGATAGCTCCACTCCATTGAGGAGTAAGCGCTCTGCATCGAGTGCGTCCTCGTCCCACTCTATCAGCACACGATAGCGGATATTGGTGTACGGCTCTCCCTCGGACGTCGCTGCGTTGTCGAACTCCTCGGTGCGCCATTGGCACTGAACGAACTCCGACCACTCGGGAGCGCCCTCAACAGGGAAGCCGTCGGCATCTAACGCTCCGACGGCTTGGGGAAATGCTATCTGTAAAGTACCACTATTCGGGAGTAACATCTCTTATCTTTTGAGTAGTGACCCCTTGTATCCGTATCTCCGCTTTGCCTTCGGGTAAAGCGGGTCGGAAGGGTCAAGATACTTGCGGTACACCTTTTCGGCTTCGTTGCGCAGCGCCTCTCTCGTGGAGTATAGGACATCATAGCTGATTCCCTCTTGTGTGACGTTTGGCGCACTGGCAACCATTACCAGTACATCGGCTCGGGCGAGTTGCCATGCATTACTGCTGAGGACTTCGCCACACGCCCCGTCATCGGGGTTCAGCCCTCGCCGCTGGGCGAGCAGGCGCACTGCCTGCCCATCCAGCGGATATGAGTGCTGAGAGAGTAGAGACTCTAAGATTGTCATACCTAAGCCTTAGCCTTGGTTTCCTTCTTAGAGCCAGTCGTAGCCGTCTCCGTCTCGATGAGGTAGACTTGGTCGCCACCATCGATAACGGGGATAGCGTGAGCCTGCCCCATTGTAACCTCTGCCATGGGGTTCTTCTCGTGGTAGACGGATACCAGCGTGCCGTGGTCGCCTTCGGTGTAGATGACGTCCTCAGCAGGGCGCATCTTCTCGACTGGGTAGACCCATACAAGACGACCGACAACGCTACTGGGGAGGAACACCACGTTGGCGACTTCCCAAGGTGCGATAGTCTTGTACTTGCCATCTGGCGTCTGCACACGGAAGGAGCTATCGACCACTCGGACATCTACGCCGAGCTCATCCTTGAGCGCATCGACAAGCACCGAGCGAGAGGGCGTGGGGAGGTCAGCCACATTGGCGACAACCGCACCGCCCTGATAGCGCATAGCCACCTGCTTACCCTCTGCGCTCTTTCGGATATTGTCAAGAGCCTTGCGAGAGAGCATAACCAGCTCGGGGCGACCCGTCGTAGAGGCAGCGTCGAGAACAACCTGCATATCTGAGATAGGCGTTGCGTCTGCTTCGCTCCACTTCTTGCCCACCGTGTAAGTGTGCTCCGCAGAGTAGCCGAAGTCCACACGGACGCCATGCCCATCGCTGTCCTCGTCCTTCACCAGCGTCTGACCAGTGGAGAGCCCCTGCAGGAACATCACCTCCTTAGCGACTTCGATACCCTTTACACAGAGGTCTACATCGGCGAGGAGCTTAGTAGCAATCTGCGCCTCTGCACCCCCGACTGCCTGCGCATTGAGGAGGTCGCGGATTTCGCTCTCTCTCTTGCGGAAGGAGATGCCAATCTTGGGGATTTTGCCAGTGGCACGAGCGAGGCGGGCACGGCTCTTGAGAGGCAGGGGAGAGTCCATCGCCACGACATCTGCGGAGACCACAGACGTAGAGAGCGAGGCACTGTCCCATGAATCCTTGAGAGACTGCTCAGAGGTGAGCATCACCTTGTACAGGAGCTTGGGTTGCTTATCCTCGGGCGTATCGTTGATGCGCTGGAGGATTTTCGCCATACCCATCTTGAGGTACTTATCGTAGTACTCCTTGAAAGTTGTTAAAGCCATATCTAAATAGGATTTAGGTTAGAGATTAGATGAACTCGATGCGGGGGAGCGCCTTCTTCACCTCCTCAGAGATGGTGTAAGGCGAAGCAGCGGCACGCACCTGCCCGATGGTCATAACAGGAGCAAGCTCACCGCCATTGACCAGCACATCGGCGTTGAGGACACCCACGGGGGGCTTATCGCCAAAGGCGGAGTAAGCAGCTCCAGTAACGCCAGCGGCGTAGTACTTGCCATCCTTTAGGAGGACAACGTGACCCGCACGCACGACAGATACGCCCGAGAGGAGCGAAGTGTCGAGGGCTACGCCCGAGGGAATACCTGCGAGATACTTGGTGATTACGATAGAGCTGTTGCCGTCACCGACTACTGCCTTACCTGTCATAAGATCTGTCATAGCTATCTTGTTTTATTGGTTAGTTACTTAGTTTACCCCAGTGAATGGGTCGAGGATAGCACCGCTCTTGGTGAAGTAGAACGCCTTGACGTCTGCCGTATCCTTTGCGAGGACGGCATCAGCCTTCACCTTGTACGTAGCGCCTTCCTCGGTAGACCACGATGGAGATACCGAGATATTCGCCATAGGGATATAAAGCCCTGCCGTGTCAGGGTCTTCTGGCGTGATGACGATGCTTGCAGCGTCCCCCTTGAGGAGCTTAGGCAACGCCTCACCCTTGAGGATGAACACCTCCAGCTCGAGGGTGTAGGAAGGTGCACTGCGTCGAACGTCAAGCGTTACGCCACCCTCTCCCTTAAGCTCCTTCTTTTCGCCTTCTGCGCTCTCGAACTTCGTAGAGTTCTCCTTTACAGAGGCGAGGGTTTGTAACCCAGTCGTGGGGATTGTCTTACCCGTGGCGTCAACGGCGCCAATCTTGATAACAGGCTTACCCCATGCAGCTTTTGCCATAGTTAAGTTGGTTAAAGTTGGTTGGAATGTTAGATTTTCCCGAGACTCGGGTTGTCGTGAAAGAGCTTCTCTACATCCTCTGCGGTAGCTTCAGAGCCTGCTGGAGAAGGCATCGGAGTTCTCGGGTTTGTGGCTAAGCCTCTTGTCTTCTCCAAGTCGATGATGCCTTTCACCTCTTCCCCGATACCAGCGGTTAAGGAGTTAAATTCATCGTCTGACAAGTCGGAGTACTTGATGCGCTTATACCCACTTTGCAGATGCTCGGGGAGGTCACGGATGAGTGCCTCAAACGTAGCCTTTCGGGCATCTACCACCTTCGACTGCTTGAGGGCTTCGACCTCTGCACGCAGAGCGTTGATAACGCCCAGTGTGTCATCGTTGCCATCTGCTGTCGTTGGTGTTGGCGTTGGCTCGGGTGCTTCGATGGTCTTACCATCTCGCAGGCCGTGCTTTTTTTCGTAGTTCTTTATCGAGGTCGTCGCCGCTTCGTTGGCTCTGCGGTCTTCCTCCTTTGTCGTCTCCAGTGCGAGCTCCTTGGCTGCCGCTTGGATGGCCTCCTCACCTGCGTCTGGCATCTGCTTTCTCAGCAGTTCTGTAATCACATCTAAGTTCATAGTTATCTACACGTTAGTGATATACACATATATACCAAATTACACGTATCAAACTCGAAACCTGCACAAAAAAAAAGAGCGAGGAAGCTGTAAGGCTTCCCCACTCTATGAGACACTCACAAAGACTTCCGTCAGCGTGGCCTTCTCGTAACGCTGTGGCGGTCACCGCCACAAAAGACACTACAAAGGTAGGCAGATATATTCAACTCTCAAGCATCGGGCGGGCGTCAAGATGCAACACACACTCAGACGCTAATCAACAAAGCGAAGCCCCTACACCATTCGGTGCGGGGGCTTTCTTTTTATTCTACACCATCTCTGGAGCAGGCATAGAGTAGGGAACGGACGCAAAGCCCCGAACAGCTATATGTTGCTATATGAGCGAGCGTAGCAAAGGTAGCCACAGCTTCCTCGACACCCACGCACCCAAAGCCAGTGCAATAGCCAGCAGGGGCGCAAAGGCTTTGAGGCGCATAGCCTGCCACGCAGTGAGCTTGGCGGGGACTTCCACGACCTCGGTCACTCGGACGCTGTCTACTCGCCCCGTATTGATAGTGTCCACTCTCCAGCGGTCACGCCAGCGGTACACCTCTTTTACCTTGTAGATGGTATCGCCCGCCATACGCTCAGTGAGGTAGATGCTATCGTGTACGTGGATGCTGTCTAACCTCCAGCGGTCTCGCCACTCTGTGCGGGTGCGCTCTACGGGTACGACGCGCACCTTAGGAGAGCAGGAGGTCAGGAAGTAGCCCATCAGTGCCACGGCCACAATAACGAGGAGCGTCTCCCATACGCTCAGTCTATTTGCTTTCATCGTAAATCTGTGTAAATGCTTTGTCGGGTAGCCACAGCTTGCTACCTTTGTAGGAGAGAGGAGCTGGAGATTGGCTTTCAGATTTCGTACTCATAAATCCTATCCAGCCCCTTCCTCTCACGCGCCCTGCCGTACTGGTGGGGCGCTTTCGTTTAGGGCTGGGGCTGACCAGCCTCGGCTTCAGCCTTGGCCT